AAATATGTCGTCCAATCTTGGATTTGTTATAGAAAAAGTTATTTCGGGTGCTCTCAGATTACGATTTGCTGAGTGCATATCGAACTCTTTATTTATCTTTTTGTTCATTGATTTCATCTATTAAATCGTAACATTGCAATATGCCAATAACAGATTCGTCTTTTATTGATTTGTTTTCTTCCAACGGCTTTATTAACTTTACTACCTCTTGTAACTTTATTCTCATCACTTTATCAGTGGTAGATTTTGATAGTTTAGTTAATTTGGTTTTTACGTCTTCGATTTTTTCGTTTAGATAAGACACCAATGACTTAGTATCTGATATGCTACTAACGTATTTATTCAGTATCGTTTTTTGTGTTTCGCTAAGAGTTTCGTATCTCTCGTTGAATTTATCAACAAGAATTTTGTATGCTAACAATCTAACTTCTTTGTCCTCTCTCATGAAATCTTCCATTATAGATTGAGGAGCTTTTTTGTCTACTATGCTTTGATCGCTAAGCGACTCTAACAAATTTATTTTATTGAGTAACACTTGTTTTGTATCGATAAATTTATGATACTGAGATTCAAATATAGTATATAAACAAGCGTAATTTTTGTAATTATCTATTTTGGCTTTAAAGAAATCTTCTATATCGTAATTTAATTTAATTTCTTTTATTAAATTATATTTTAACTTATTTATCTTTTCGATATCTAGTTTTCTAAACTGCTCTATTAACGTAGATATTAGTATTTCAGCTTTAGCTTCGCTAAGTTTTTTACTCGTTGCAAGAGTGTTATATAAACCATACTCTCTACCCAATTCAGTGTTATTAAAATACTTTTTTAGTATTTTTACGGCTTTTGAGTCTTTGTTATTTAATAAGTCTGATGTAGTTTGTCTTACTAAGAGCTCAAATAGAACTCCCGTATTTCTGTATTTAGAATGTTTGACTGCCATGAATAGATTTTATACTATTTATAAATATAGTGTTATTTAATCTAGATCAGTTTTTATATTGTCTTCACTTAAAAGATTTGGTTGATTGTACATTTTAGTTGATCTTCCAAACTGATCGAGCATTTGTTTATTTTTTATATATTCTCCCATTGCGCCTTCGTAAGCTAGAGGTCCGCCTTTATATTGAACCTTTAGTTTATCATTTTCTCCTTGATCTGTTGCTGATTTCATATCGTTTTTACCAAGAGGATCTCTTCCAAAAGCTGACGCATCGGTGCCAATTTTTGATTGGTATTTTTTAGGTCTTCCTGGTCCTTTTTCTACGGTTTCATCATAGCCTGTTGGAATGTCCACGGGTGAATCCCCTTTTCCTCCGTACAAACTAGCTAATTGATGAGGCGTACCAAACACTTGGCCTGTTTCAGCTGGATCGTTACCTTCTTCTTCGATCTGTTTTATTCTAAACCCTTTTTTCTTATCTTCAATGATCATATCTTCTAATTCAGCATATTGATCTTCAGAGAATTGGAATATCTTATCGTAGATAAAATCTTTAGGTAATAAGTTTGCTTCCATAGCGTCTTTCGCTAATGCAACTTTTTCTTTGAAGAGTGCGATTCTTTCTTGTTCGTAAATAATCGAAGGGTTCGTTAATGAGAGAGTAAAATTAGCTGCTGATTCGTTTGTATATCCATGAGCATATAAATGAACTAGCGCAACTTTAGTTAATTCGGAAACTATAATTCTCTGTATTCTTTCTATTGTTCTTGCAAAACGAATATCTTCTGCAGCTAATGTGGCTTTACCAGTCAAATCCTTTTCGTATCCCATGAAAGCTTTTGGTATTTTTAGAGCTGCGAAAAGCTTCTCTCTAAAATACTGTACGTCTTCAATAGCATTATATTCCAAACCTTTTGCAGTGTCTATCTTTGTTGTAGTATCGTTGCCACGGACTGGGATAAAGAAATCTTCGAGTAGATTTTGTTGGTTGTATTTTAGATTGTACTGACCTGTATTAGGATCTATAAGAGGAGTTTTTTTCATCTTATTGATCATTCTCTGCATGTAATTTTCTACTTCGTTTGGAGGTATTGCTCCTACATTCACATAAAATGTTCTTCTCTCTGGGGCACGAGTGATACGATGGATCAGCATCGCATCTTCTATAAGAGTGTACTGCTTAAATAACTTTCTGCCTGGTTCTAGATAAGATCTTCCGTACGGTAAATAGTTAACATCTCCAGTTAATCTAAAATGAGCCATTTCGTAATTATCAAAATAGATTCCTGGATCTTCGTTGTTGTAAGCAGAGCTAAATCCTGAGGTTGTTCCTAGAGCTCCAAGTGGATCGTATTTGAATCTAACTTCGTTTGGATTGTTAGGGTTGAATCCCTCTTGTCTAATTATATTGTAAGCAGAAAATGGTATCACATTGTACACTCCATATTTATCGGCTATCTCCATCTTAAGATAGAAATCTCCATACTTACACATATTTCTAATCCATGACCAAAGAGTAAATTCTATATTTAGAACAGAATAAAATAAGTTGTAAAGTATTTTCTGTATTGCTTCATCAGAAGATCTGATCTGTAATACTTCTCCCTGTTCGTTTTTAAGCGTACATTCGTCAGCTATAATATCTAAAGCCGAAGATACTATCGCATCTGTATCCATAGCGTCATAATCAGCATAAATTTGAATCCTGGCTGATTGGTAGTTTTGTGCTAAGTTAAGATTAACTCCATACGCGGTAGAAGTCGTATAAATTTTATGAAATCTATCTACAAGAGCGTTTGTTTGAATAACACCATTGTTTTGAATTCTATCTACGTCGACTACTTTAAGAGCACCGTCTCCATTATTTCTTATAATAACGTCGGTAGAAAAAAGTCTTCTTAATGTAGAAAATAAGTTATTCTGTTTTTGTTGTTGTTGATCTGCCATTTTTTAAATTTATATTAGCCACCTAAGATCTTCAAATTGTTGACCTTGGGCATTGTTTACGTTCATTCCCCACGGATTTTGATTTATGTTACTGTTTGCGTTGTATAGAGGCATTTCACTAGTCGTTCTTGAATAGTTGTTTAATGCACTATATGTCAAACTTTCAGCTGTCTTTCTATACCTAAGAGATGTTTCTCTCAAGTACATTCCCATTGCGAAAGACAATGTTAAATCGTCATTATATCCGTTCATTGCTTGTTGCTTATTATTTTTCCAAATAAAAACTCTAAGCTCTTCTAACAATCTACGCGATTTTATTATCGCAACTTTATTCTCAATAGAATCTCTCATTCTTTCAATCGCAAGTGGTCTAGTTCTTTGATTCATCGAAAATCCTGGGACTAGTCCATCTGATCTTTCGTATTTGTTTATATATGTAACAAAATCCGAATTTCCCTCTGTTCTTAAGCTATAATACATATTAGTGTATCCACTTTCTACTATCGATTGAACAACGTCCCATCCAATATTATTATTTTCTACGACAAGTAACGCTTGATTGTATTCGGTGGCAGCAGAAATTAAAACATTTGCGTATTCTCTTGTTCCCAACTGAGATTGATACTCTGCAACTTGCGCCATAGTATCTATATCTATTACGTGAAAAGCAGAATAATCTGATCCGTCACCTCGAGCAACGTCAGCGATCACCGCATAATATTTCATAGGATCAGGATATTCCCATATCCAATAAGATTTATCAACACCTCTTTTCTCAATTGGTTCGCATATCATATTTTGTTCGTACCAAGTAAGTATATCTGGTTCGATAACTGTATTACCTGAGCTTAAGAAGTCGCAATCGCATTCTTGTGCAGCGTTTCTTTTACCTAAATCTACGTCTTGTTCGTCTCTCCAAGCTTGATCTCTTTCTGGATGGACGGTCCACGGTAAAGATATGGGTATAAAATTATTCTCTTGCTTTTGAGCAGTTGTATAAGTCTTATGGAACCAATTACCCATACCATTTGGAGTAGAAAGCGCAATGCACCCACCACCGGTAGCAAGAGTCATTTTAGCCGCAGTGTATATAGTTTCAATGTTGTCAATAAACGCAGCCTCATCGATTACAAGCAGCGACACAGCTTCAGAACGACCAGAGTCACCTGCAGCTGATACGGCTTTAATCTGAGATCCATTTGTCAATCTTAAGCTTAACCTATTGTTTTCAATTGCAGT